AACAGGAAAATGGAGTGCGGATTGGGATGATTCAAAGAGATTGTTTTATGTGTTTACTTCATCAAGTGAATTTGAACAAGGTAAAGCATACAATGCAAGTCAAGTGTTGGCAAAATTAAAATTTAGAGATGATTTTTCAGAATGTGCAAAGTGGTTGCTGAAGGAAGGATTTGGAAATTTTACTCCTGAAAAGAAAGATTACAAAAAAGAATTTAAATCAGAACCTAAGTTTTTAGATTCCATCACTATTGACATTGAAGATGATAACTTTGACTTTCTTGCTAAAAAAGACGATTGCGATAAATATATTCAGCAAAAGATAGACGATACTTTTAAGATGGGAGATAAGACTGGCTTTGATGATTTAGATGAATATTGGAGGTTTAAAGATGAAAGTTTGGTTATGATTTTAGGCCACGACAATGCAGGAAAATCTGTTGTTACTTGGTTTCTTGCAGTATTGGATTGCTACTTTAACGACAAGAACTACATTATTTTTGCAGGAGAAAACAAAGTTGGAATGCTAAAGTATAAATTAATGGAGTTTTATTTATCCAAGTCAATTAAAAAAATGGGTAAAATGGAAAGAGAGGAAGCTATGAAATGGGTTGAAGACCATTTTGCAATTATTAGAAATGATATTCCATTTACTTACAAAGATATGTTGGCCATAGGCAAAAAACTTTTAACAAAAAAGAATTATAGCCGATTTATTATTGAACCTTACAACGTACTTTCAAAAGATACTGGCAATGAACATCAATACGATTACAAAGCTATGTTGGATATGAAATTGTTTATTACTCAAACAGGGCTTGGAATTACTTTGAATGTTCACGCTGCCACCGAAGCACTAAGGCGAACTTATCCAAAAGGCCATCCAAAGGAAGGTTACTCAATGCCACCAAACAAAGCAGATGCCGAAGGAGGAGGAAAGTTTCCAAACAAAGCAGATGATTTTATGGTTATTCATAGAATGGCAGACCATCCCGATTTTTGGATGTGGACAGAAATTCACGTTCAAAAAATTAAAGAGAATGAAACTGGAGGGAAACGAACTTTTAAAGATAGTCCATATTTGTTGAAGATGCAGATTGATGGAGCAGGATTTGAAAACCAAATGGGCATTAATCCGATGAGAGATAGGAGAAAAGGAACTGCACCGCAAGTAATTTTTAAAGATGAACTACCACCAACCCCAATAAAGCCCAATGGAGCATTTGACACACCAATAAACAAAAAAGATAATTGGGATTTCATCCCAAAGAATGAATTTTCAGACATAGGCAACGATGCCTTTTAACGACAAAACAAACAATATGAATTTACTATCACTATTTAATGGAATGAGTTGTTCAAAAATGGCTTTTGACCAATTAAACATACCAATATCAAAATTTTATGTTTCTGAGATTGACAAATACGCTAATAAATTAACATCTTATTTGTACCCCGAAGCAATACATTTAGGATCAGTAGTTGATGTAGATGTTACCAAGTTAGATAAAATTGATTTTATTGCAGCAGGATCACCTTGCCAAAGTTTTTCATTTGCCGGAAAGAGAAAAGGGATGGCAACAAAGTGTGAAGAAGAAATCCTAAGCCTTGAAAAATACTTAGAACTTAAATCTCAAGGTTTTGAATTTGAAGGGCAGTCTTATTTGTTTTGGGAGTTTATCCGCATTTACCAAGATTGCAAGAAAATTAACCCCGAGGTTAAGTTTTTACTTGAGAATGTAGAAATGGGCGAGAAGTGGGAGAAAGTGCTTAGTAGGGCAGTAGGATACAATGGAATCCATATTAATTCTGCTTTGGTGTCAGCTCAAAATAGAAAGAGAATTTACTGGATTAATTTTGGCCTTGAGCCAAGAGGATTATTTAACGATTTAGAAAGCATTGTTCAGCAACCAAAAGACAAAGGTATTTTGCTTAAAGATATTTTAGAAACGGAAGTTGATGAAAAGTATTTTTTAAGTGAGAAGATGATTAATTGTTTGGTAAATAGAACTAAAACTGAAAATTATTTTCCATGTAAATTTCAACCTATTAAAACTCCTTTTGAAGAAAAATCAAGAACAATAAATCAACGTATTGCTAAAATGGGTGATGCTGATAATTATATTAAAATAGACAAACAAGGGAATATAAAGGACAACCAGGACAAAGCAAGTTGTTTTACCGCAGGAGGTCATTCAAGAGGCAATCATTCTGATATGGATTTAATAGTCCACAACACAATGCCAAGAAGCTCAACAACTGGTAAAGGTGGAACAGGGCCATTGAGTAGAAACGATGAAAAAACTTATTGCTTAGATACTGGAAATACAAATGCGATTGAATTTAAGTGCGTAGCAATGCGAGGCAGAAACCCCGAAAACCCAAAAAGCAGAGTTATAGGATTAGAAACAGAACAACAACTTGAATCACGAAAAGACCAAAAAACAAACTGCCTTACAAGTGTTCAAAAGGATAATTTGATAATACTCACGTCAAAAGACAAAAGGCTACAAAAAATTGTTGATGACAATACTTTTATTGAGGGAGAAATAGCCCACCTTGATACTTATAATCAAACGATAGACAAAGAAAAAAGTCCGGCTTTAAAATTACCTCATAATGATAGATTTATGTTTGTAAAATCAAGAATCCGCAGACTTACACCCAAAGAATGCCTCCGTTTACAGACTATCCCTGAACACCTAATAGAAAAAATACTGACAAGCGGAACATCCGATACACAAATTTACAAGATGGCAGGAAACGGATGGACTGTCAAAGTAATTGCACATCTTTTACAATATTTAAATTTAACAAACTGACAAAAAAATATTTATAGCTTTACAATTTGAAAATAAATAAGTATATTTGTAAACTTAAAACTTTACATAATGATATACTTAATTGCTTTTGAAAATAAATTTTGTAAAATTGGATGCACAAATGACATACATAAAAGGCTGTCTCAGATACAAGTTAGTGTTCCAATAAAATTAAATGTAATTGCATTGATAGATGGAGGTTACAATGAAGAAAAAAAAATACATAATATGTTTAAACATTTATCTGAATTAGGCGAATGGTTTAAGTTCGACAATTCAATAATAAACTATTTTGCGTCTCAAAAATGTTTGATGTGGGAAAATGGGATATTGCCTATTGATAAATTTCCATTAATGGGACATATTAAATCCGAAAGAATAAAAAAGAATTTTTGCCTTGAAGATTTAGCTGAATTGTACGGATGCACAAGGCAGTCTATATTGGATATAGAAAAAAGGGAAATAAATGGGAATGTTAGTATTCGTGTAATGCACAAAATAGCAAAAGCACTCGGTAAAAAATTTGAATATAGATTTGTATAACTATAAACTGACAAAAAAAACTTTTAAAATTTGACAATTAAATAATTTGTATATTTGCAGTATGGCAAAGTGTGTTAAAATGCGATAAAATGGCAATAGGCAAAAAATCAGGCGGAGGAAGTCGTAAAGGAAAACCAAACAAACTGACCAAATCAGTTAAGGAGGCTTTTGAGATTGCTTTTAATGAATTGCAATCCGACAAAAAAGCAAACTTGGCAACGTGGGCAAAAGAAAACACAACAGACTTTTATAGATTGGCGGCAAAGTTAATTCCAACATCACTGAATGCCGACCTCACATCTAAAGGCGAAGAAATAAAACAATGGACTGTTGTAATAACAGATGGAGATAAAAGTAAATAAAGTTTATTCTCAAGCATTAACAAGCCAAAAGAGATATTTAGTTTTGAAAGGCGGAGCAGGAAGTGGAAAATCTATTTTTGCAGTCCAAAAGCTAATTTTAAGAGTTACCTCAGAAAAAAAACATAGGATTCTATGTGTTAGAAAAGTTGCCACCACATTAAGAAATTCAATCTATCAATTGGTGATTGATAAACTTATTGAATACGAAATTTATTCAGAGTTTACCATTAACAAATCGGAAATGAGATTTACCCACAATCCAACAGGCAATGAATTAATCCTGCATGGAATGGATGACCAAGAGAAAATCAAATCTATTGCCGGGATAACATCAGTATGGTGTGAAGAAGCCACCGAATTAGATGAATTAGACTTTAATCAATTAGAATTAAGGGTAAGAGGTGAAACAAGCACCTACAAACAATTTATTATAACTTTCAATCCAATAAGTGAACAGCACTGGTTAAAGAAAAGGTTTTTCGATAACCAGGATAGCGAAACTTACATACTTAACACCACATACAAAGACAATTCATTCT